TTAACACTAAGATTACAATCTGGCGTTAAATGGTAGTTTTTTGATTGATTTGATTAGAATATATAGTATCAGGAAAACTTCTACTAAATTCGTCGTAGGTGATGTGACTTAGGTTAGTCAAGGTGGGGCCTAGCTTGTCTGGTATAAATGCACCAGGTTCTATTACCCTAAAAAAATGTATGTGACGGAATTCTCGGATTACTTTTTCAGTCTGACTTAACCAGTTTCCGTGGTACGTGGCTGCGTCTGTTGATTTTTTATAGTTGAATGTATCTGCGTAAACATTGTTGAACTTGCCGTTGGTGCCTTGATAATCAAAGCCAAAAATATAGATGGTCTGGTGTTCTTGAGTGGCTGCAAACCACAATGCTGTGGGGCCTGAACTCCAACCCTTGTGTGGACTAAAAAAGTTAATGCCGTGCTTGGTTTGTATGCCCTTGTTGGGATTTGTCCAGACTTGATGTTTTTTGTGATAGCCCGATTCGATGATTTCGTTGACCATTTTCACATCTACAGCTACAAGATAATTAGGTTCAAACTCACGATATTGGGCGTTGCAGCCATAAGTCACACCTTTAGTCATTAGGGCACGAACGTCTAGACACTGTCGGCTGGTGCCGTTGCCTATAACAAAACCGGGATTATTCTGCAGGTGCTGCTTCTTGGCCAACTGGAGTTCCATACATTTGTCTTATAAAGTCCAGTTCAGATTGAGATTCTAATTGATGTGCTTCGCTTTGAAGCCTCAGTTGATTGATTTGTCGCAGCGTAAGACGTATCTTTCTGGTATCTTTTTTGTCGATGATGCTGCGATCTCTGCTGGACTCGTATCTGCGATCTTGAGCAAAGTCGTTGTTTTTTTCGTTGAAGTAAAAGAATTCGTTAAGAAGCATAATGTATTTATTACTGAACTGGTGCTTCTGGTGCTGCTTCTGCTTCTGCGCCCGGTTCTGCAGCAGCTGCCATATCCAACGGTGCTTCTGCTTCTTGGCCGCCTGCATCTGCAGCCATGCCTCCGGGTGTTACACCTATGCCTCGTAGTTGACTCTGAGCATCAGCAGGTGCTGTGAGGTTGGCACCGTTTTCTTCACGCCACAATCTTTCGTTCTCTTTGACTTCATCTTCGGTCATGCCTAAGAATCGTTTCATAGCAAAACGCTTGCTGAGATGTGGTATTGCTACTACCGCTGCAAATGTAGCTGCTCGAGCTGTGTCGAGTTCTGATTGTCGATAGGCAGCAAAGTTCTGTGGTTGATTGAATTTGAGTTCAAACAAACCGCTGTCAATGTTAACTCCTTGATCACTGAGCCATAGTTTAAACTCAAGATCAAATGTTTCAACTATAATGCTTTGTAGACGTTTGCAGTATTCATTGAATCTCAGTTCTTGAATATACGCTGTGCCTACTTTGCCATCTGATACGGTGTTAGCCGCTTCATCAATAGATGTAGGAAGATACGAAGCAGGGATACGCAATGCACGGAATAACTTGTTGGTAAAATAACGCAGGTCAGTGATCTCACCTAGGTTAGTGCCGCCTGGTAATGTTTCAACCTTGCTGCCACGACCTTCTGCTGTCTGCGGAAAGAAGTAATCTTCGTTTACACTTAGAGGATTATAACTAGCGTCTATGACGTTGGCTCCGCCACCTGTTGAGCTAGGAATACGTCTTTGTTGGATTTCGTTTTTAACACGTTCAACAAAGCTCATAGCCATGTGTGCCGGCATATTTCCAACGTCCACATAGAAAATACGTCTTTCTGGAGCACGTTGTATACGATAGATAATAATAGCATCTTCAAGCAATTCTTTCTGCTTGTAGACCTTGAACACAGATTCTAGTAATGAATTACCAAACGGATAGTTGTTATCTAGTCCTTCTGACAATGATAGATGAATAACGTGCTTGGCATCTACTGTGATTTCGTTGGTCTGATTACTAAATCTTGTGCCCACTGAACGTGCGGCATCACCTGCAAATCCTCTAGCGCCACCACCGCCGCCGGTTGTATATGAACTTGTGCCGCTAGGTGCTGTGTTAGTAGTGTTGTGTGGTGTGGTGGCTATGAATTCTTTGAAGTTGAAGTTGAGATCACGAATCACATACTGCTCAGGAATCTTGCCTTCTGATTCATTGACAATGATCTTTGTGACCTTAGCAGCATCAACAAACAACCATTTTTTAGTTTCTGGATCACGAATAAAAAAGCAGTCACCGTACTTGAATGCGTTGCGCAGTATGCGAAAGATTCTGGTTTCAAAACTGTTTTGCTTGCACCACTTCTGAAGGCTGTCTTTGAGTATTTTAACTTCAGTGGCTGTAGGCTCACCACGGAAAAATGTATGAAACGGGGTGGAATTTTCTTTGTCTTTTTGTGTACAGAATTCTGTGAGTATGTCTAATGCAGCATTGACTTCTGAGTCCATATCCATGGTATCATACTGCATGTACCGTTCGATACGATTGGGACTACCTGCATATACATCTGGCAAATAGCTGGAGTAATTGGCTCTAGCGGGACCAGGGCGGCCACGGCCACTTATTGGGCTCATGCTGCCGCCAGTATTGTCTATGTTAACAGGTGTGAAGTATTTTTTCCAGCTCATGCTTTGTATAGATTTCCGTTCAAACTTCTAGTAGCAGAAACAGTTTCATTGGTGTTGTGTGCTACTGTAAAGGTATATTTTAAAAGTGTAGCCATCTTAGTATTTAACTCCGCTAACAAGGTTTCCGCAGATTCTGGTTTTTTGTTTTTGTCTTCTTCTTGTTTCTTTTTGACTGCATCTTCTTCTTGTTTCTTTTTGGCTGCTTCTTCTTCTACTTTTTTCTTTTCTGCTGCCGTTTTATCTTGTTGCTGTTTTTCTAATTCTTTCTTTGCTTGGTCTGCTGTAACCGTTGGGGCGGCAGTTTTCGATGCGGGGGCAGCTGGGTTTACAGGTTGTGCTGCAGGAGTATCTAGTGCTTTTATTTTTGCATTGATATCTTGAATTTTGTTAAGGATGGCATCCTTCTGTTGCATTGATGACGCTGCCTCAAGGTCTTTAAATGCATCTTGTTTTGCAAGTAGTAATTCGTCTTTCTTAACATTTTTTTCAACTCCCCCACCTTCCTTGGCGCTGAATTGTTTCAGCAAACCCTCTGCGCCAGCATTGTAATCTGTGGGTTTTGCTGTGCCCTCTTTGATACCTTCCTTGACTCCATCTTTGAGTCCTGGCATTCCACCTGCTATTCCGCCGCCGACTGCTCCTGGAATTTTGTTGAATGCATCCACCTGTGAATTTTTCTGTGCTATATGAGCGCCTGCTCTATTTTTGTGATCTATGTTAAACAAACCTTTGAGGCCGTCTAACAAGCCGCCTTCTTTTTTATTGCCGGCCTTTTCTTCTGCTTCTCTCTTCGCAACATTTTCTGCCATTCTAGTGGTCATTTTTTGCTCTAATGCTGCACGTTCTGTTTGTGTCGCTGTAATTTTCTCGTCCTGCTCTTTCATCTTGTCTTTATATTCTGAGCCAACAGTGACTTTGTCCATTAGATAGTAATAAAACTTAACAAGATTCTGTCCAAATTCTTCTATGTAACTCCATAGCCATTTAAATCCATTTCCTAATGTTTCTAGATCTCCGCCAGCTCTCTTAAAATAGATAATCAATGCAGCGATCGCAACTATGGCAAGTCCTATAGGACTGGTAAGCAGAGCAAACGCACCTGCCACTATGGCCACACCCGCAGCTAAAATAGCAAGACCAGCAGTAGCAACAACCATAGCTGCTATATAAGCAAATTTTACTACTGCGCCGAGTACGGTCATGGCGTTGAAAGCTAAAAATGCTATGCCTGCTGCTACAAGTATAGGCACCAGATAATCCGCGATCATGTTGCCTACTGCCCTGATGGTTGGCATGAAATAGTCTTGAAACATGCTTATCAACGGTAGAATCGCAAAGTCTATCACAAAACCGATGACCTTTGCTAGAATTTCAAGAGCTGTTCCCACAGCATCGCCTATCAGTATCAAGGTGTCACCAAAAGAACCGGTATTCTTTTCAACTCCAAATATGACATCACCCAGTCTCTGAAATGGTCCTGACAGCGTTTCAATTCCTCGCAACAGGCTTTCAAAGATTAATATACCACCTCGGACTGCTCCGTTGAGTGTGTCAAATACCCAGTTTAAGATATTGTCCACCGCCGATAACGTACCACCCATATTACCAAATGCCTTGGTTAATGATTCCATGATTGGCTTTATCAGCATCATGGCACCGTCAAATATCTTTCCCAGTATAGGTATCAACATGCCGATACCTGGTATCACATAAGCAATAATAAAATCAGTCATTTTTTGTATTATTGACATCATCAAGCCTAGCCCTCCGGCGGCCGCTAACTGCATTTTAACACTATCACTTAGAGCTGCTAGTTGAGATTTCATGGCTTCTACATTTTGCAACGTGCCGTCAGTGCCGGCTGCCGTAGCGTCCTGTTGATCCTCGCCAACTTTGATGGCATCTACATTGACCTGTTTAAAACCAACCGCAGCAGTAGTAAGAACCCCTAGCTCACCGCTAACAGCTGAGACAGCGGTTTTGATATTTGACATGTTTTTTGATTCTTGCTTGCCCATTAACAAGGCATCTCTCATCTGACCTTTGGTGATTACCGTATTGGCCTGTGTAGCTTGGTGCATTGAAGTCAATTGTGTTGCCAGACCGGGATATTGGCTCATCAATAATCTATTGGCGTCAGTGGTAGCTGTACCATTGGCTATCATGTCTTTGGCAAAATCTTTTAAGGCCTTGTTAGGCATTGCACCGATCATCATGTGTGCAGATGCTGCTACATCTTCATTTGCATCGGTCAACGCTGCTGCTAATTGTTCATCTACCATAAGTGCTTCGCGTTCTTTTTCTTTGTCTGCTCTAGATTCACCCGTGATCTTGGCCAACAAATCCATTTCTTTGAGATATTTTTTAGAGCCAGCTATTAGTTCTGCGTTAGATTTTGTTCCTTGCAGTCCTTGACTTCTAATCAATTTGCCATAATTAGCAAACCCCTGATTTATTTCCGCGGTACCATATCCCAGCGCATACAAATCACTACCGGCTGCTCTCAATTGACCACTGAGCCTGGCAAAATTCTTAGATCCGGATTCTGTGGTAGTTCCAAATGCAAGCATGGCTGGTCCGTTGTCTGCCACGAGTTTACCAAAGTCTTTCATGGTCATACCTGCCTGGACAGATGACATTTGTAGTTGGTGTAATGATCCACCAAATGATGCACCGCTGGATGTGGCTCCTTTTATTGACGCTGCTAAACTTTCTGTGGCTCCTGCTATTGCTCCAAAAACACCTGCTAGTAGTCCTCCTATTTTTGGTATTGCATTTAGAGCGCTGGCTCCTGAAGTCAAACTGTCATCCATATTGGCTAGACTCTGAGCTGCGTTTGCCCCGGCCAATGCTAGATTACTAATTCCTCGAACAGCTGAACTTGCGCCTGTGCCAAGAAAGCCAACGGTCTTTGCAACCCCACTAATCCCCTTTCCAGCTTGATCAGCCATTTGTCCGGCATACGTAGCAGATTTTCCAAATTGACTAGCTGAGGTAGCAGCCATTTTAGAAGCAAATGAAGCTGCTTTTTGCGATGTTGTTTGTCCACCACCTCCTGCACCACCACCTCCTGCACCACCGCCCCCTGCTGCACCGCTGCCGCCGCCAGGCGCACCTGCTGCACCGCCTCCTGCACCACCACCTCGCCGCTGGGTGTTCCGTTGAACTGCTTGCATTGTCTGAAGAATTGCCTGCAAGGTTGCTTCAGAAGCAGCGTTCTTGGCTTCTACAGTACCTATTCCGGGGATGTCAATGAACACAGATGCCATGATTTATTTTTTTCCTGATAAAATACGCATATAAATACTATGCAGATTATTATATATTTACCGGAGATAAAATGAACCAAATTCCTAATCAAAACCAGACGCAGAAGAATCCTCTCGCCGGATGGTTCAGACAACCAAAAATTTATGTGAGATTGCCTAGCAAAGGCAAGTTCTATCCACAGAACGCCCTAGATCGCAGTGCCAATGATGAATATCCTGTGTATTCAATGACTGCCAAAGATGAGTTGATGTTTAAAACTCCAGACGCTTTGCTCACAGGTCAAAGCACTGTTGAAGTAATCAAAAGTTGTTTTCCGGCCCTGCTGGAACCTTGGTCAATGCCTAGCCTAGACTTGGATTTTGTGTTGATAGCTATTCGTATTGCCACGTATGGTGACAGAATGGATGTTGACTGTAAGTGTCCAAAATGCAGCGCAGAGAACACCTACCCTATTTCTCTACAGCCTTGGATGGATATGTTCAATAATTTTGAATACAATGATACAGTGCATGCTGATCCGTTGACCATCAAAATAAGACCTTACTCATACCAAGAAACAACAAAAATCAGTCTCAAGACCATGGAACAACAGAAGTTGTTTTCTGTGATCAATGATGAAGAGCTTGATGATGAAGTTAAGTTAGAAAAGTTTGGCAAAAGTTTTGTAAAAATTACTGAACTGACCATTGATGTCATTGCCGATTGTATCACTGGCATAGAGACACCAGACGGTGTAAGCACAGATAAAGCACAGATCAAAGAATTTATCAACAACTGCCCTAAAGACATATTTGATAAAATTCAAATACATCTTACCTCCATGAGAGCAGGCATGGAATTCAAAGTGAAAAATGTTGCCTGTGGTGAATGTTCAACAGTATTTGATATCCCAATCACCATGGATAATTCAAATTTTTTCGCAGTCAGATCTCCGGACTGACCCTACCTGAGATCGTAGAGTTATCAGATAAGTTAGACAAGCAGGCAAGGGTGATTAAAAAAGAAGCATTACAGCTATGTTGGTATATGCGCGGACTTTCATACGCTGAAGTAATGAATTTCAGTCCCGAAGAAAGAGAAATAGTTGGTGAGATAATAAAAGAAAATTTAGAAACAACTAAAAAAACTGGACTACCGTTTTTCTAGAGCCGGGCGGCTACCTGTTTGATTATTGCTACCTGTTCAGGATTTAATCGGTGTCCGAAAGAAGCAGCTTTTAATACTGCTTGTTCTTCTGGAGTTTTAGAACCTGCTGCTAATTGTTTTAGATTTGAAATGTCCTGAGCGTTTGGCGTCATCCCTCGTGATACAGATGTTACCGTGGCTTTATAAGCAGCGGCATCGGCTTTGTCATTTTTAGCAGTGTCTTTTTCAAAATTACTAGGTTCGTCATCTTTGCCACTGAACCATTGACTAGGGGACATGAGTTTATTAAAAGCTGCTGCTCCTGATTTAATTCCTTTGGCAACACGCTTTGGTGCTCCTGCTACTGCACCAGCTACTGAACCAATTCCTCCAGCAACAGCATTTGCTGTATGACCCACTGCACGACCTATATCACCTGCAGGGGCTTCAGAAATTATTTCTCTAATTTTCATTTTCTAAACACGCTGACTGTGCCTCGTGCTAGCCCAGTTTCGAACATTTTTTGCTTGTGCATTTCCACACGCTGGGCCAATGCTTCTGACAATGCATTTCCGTAATTGTCTTTACTGGCGTTTTGTTGTTGCAGTGTGTTGGCCATTCGACCCATTGCACCTGCTCCTGCGGAGTTAGCAGAAGCTGCTGCTTGACGCTTTCCACGTTTGGCAATAGCACCTGGTGTTTGACTAACTTGACCCGCTACTTTACCACCTCTAGCTTTTGTTGCAGCGGGTGCTGCTGGCGCTGCCGCTGTAGTTGCAGCTGCATTTGGATTACTAGGCGCCGCAACATTAGTCTTACTCACTGGTGCGTTGGCCATAGTGTTGGGTTTTCCACCAGCTAGTGTGTTGGCCATTTGACCCATTGCTCCTGCTCCTGCCTTAGGCGGCGCCGGCATTGACATAGATTTTTGTAGCATTTGCAAAATTCTCTGCTTGCCTTTTTTATCTAACTTGTCTACGTTGGCCTTAACCTGTGCATACACAGTTTGATTAGCTTTTTCTTGGTTCTGAGCTTGAGTCTTGTCTACAACTGTTGTGCTTCTTGCCAATGCTTTACCAGCATCGCCTGTTTGAGGTTTGGCAGGTGCGGAACCTTCAGGACCTTGTGCGTTGATATCAGCTGCTGACGGAGGAGTTGTTGTAGATGGTGCAGGTGTTGTAGATGCAGGTTCAGGCACCGCAACACTGCCAGCAGATGGACCAGTTGTTGCTTGAGGTGCTGGTGTGGTAGATGGATCAGCTGGGTCTCTAGGTGCTGTGTATCCAGGCTTTCCTGCACCTGGATCAGGATCATCTCCGACCACAGCCTTACCGGAATCATATCCTTTTTTAAGTGCTGTGAAAGCTCCTCTTACACCGCCTGCCACTGCACCTACACCTTTGGCAAAACCGCCTACAGCTTTGCCTACACCTCGACCTAATGCATCAAGTTTCGGACCTTCTTCTAGTTGTTGAAGTTGTGATTCAGTTAAGATTTCGGTGATTCTCATATCAAGCAGTTCCTAATTGGTTTTCTTTGTTTTGTATTTAATCGAGATGTGTCATTGATGACTTTATCTTATTAATGCAAAGAACTATAGTTTATTTATTGAAAAACGAGCTTACGCTCGTTTGCGTTTTCGCTTGTCGCTCAACGCGGATTGTCTTCTTCTTAATTGATTTACATTGTAATTG